CAGGATGGTTCCTCCTGAGGTGCCGAGGGCGACTCCGGTGACAAGTTTGCTCATACGGGACATTTCTCTCACCTCGCCAGGATGCGGGTGCTGTGTGGGTAGGGCTCAGGCTCGCCGGATGAATTAACGACAGACCTTGATGGGGGTTTCCGAGAGTCTGAAATAAAAAAAGGCCCGCTTATTCAGCAGGCCTAACTAATTAAACAATTTAAGTAGGTAGTCGTGTTACTTGGCCATTCCCGGTGCAACAACTGTGTCGAGCAGCGTCACTTCCCGACCAGGATGTCGGGTGGGCGGTTATGGTCTGGTTCACAATTTAAAGATAGCACCAGTTTCAAAGTGGGGATAAAAAAATGCCTGCTTTTACAAGCAGGCATAAATTGAAACAGTCACGGATACTCAGATAGGTGCCGGGTGCCTCCCGGTGACTCGTTACCAGTTATACGAGCCGCAAGTACATACATATTAACTGGATTGCCCCACCGCACAGGGGGATTCACCAAATATAAGCCTATGCCATATATTGAAACGCACCGGTGTTTCTTTTAAATATGTGGTGGCGTTAACGGGCCTGATAAAATCTCAGTCTCTCCGTCATTACAAATATCATCACCTTGTGTAAGGTGCCAGATACCAGTAAAGATTCTGCCTGTTTCAAGGTCTTCAGTTTCGCCGTCAGTGTAATAAGCAACCTGAACTCTGCCGCCGTACTGTATCCAGTAGAATCCTTCTTCCATAATGATTGTCCTCTGCAAGCTCTGACAGAACTCATCAGGATGACATTATCTGATATGTAAACCGGAATCCAGGCTTGCTGTGCGCAACATAACCTACATCAGAGCCGGACAAAGAAGTGCATGAGTGGGTGTGATGCCGGGTGCCTCCCGGTGACCCTGCGCCAGACCACAGAACCGCGTTACTCACCTGCCTGTCTAGCCGCCCCACCGCATAGGGGGATTCACCACCCAGGCACTCTACGTGACACTATCCATAAAAGATAGTTATTAAATTATTTTCACTAATCTGACCGCAGCTTTTTAATCGTTCTGGCATCTGGCTCTCTGTTTTCTGGCAATCAAGGGGCTAACCTTGGGGTGTGCAAAAAACACACAGGAGGGTCAAATGTATAACTCTATTTTGGTTCCCATTGACGTTTCCGAGGATAGCCTGACAAACATGGTGATTCCCTTTGTTCAGGCGCATGCAGTCCTCAACACAGCAAAAGTCCATTTTCTCACGGTTGTACCTTCGCTTCCGTATTACTCATCATTAGGCCTGGCATATTCAGTAGAAATGCCAAAGATGAAAGAATTCCAGGACGCTGCCAAATCAAAGCTGGATGAGATCGTTAAGAAATTTAAAATTCCTGCTGACAAAATACAACTACACGCAGTGGCGGGGTCGCCAAAGGACCAGATCCTTAAGCTTGCTGATATGATAGACGCTGACTTAATAATTATTGCATCCCATAAACCTGATATATCCACATATCTGCTAGGTTCGAATGCTGCGGCTGTTGTACGGCACGCGAAATGCCCTGTCCTGGTCGTTAGGTAGATATTACAAGTTCGTGAAGTGCACTTTGCATGAAGAACGGAGGGAGCCTCCAGAGGTGTGAGGTTCCCCAAGAATCTTGATTCTGGTTAGGAACAGTGATTTCACGGGCAACTCACGAAGGCGCAAATAATAAAAAACCCGCTCGGTGGCGGGTTTCTTAACGGTGAACACGCAATGCCCATCGTTGGAACAAAATTAACACAGATTCGGGAAAAGTAAATAGCCCACGATTGAAACGTAAGACGTTTTCGTGAGCATTATCGTGTTATCTGCTTGAGCTGCGCTTCTGCCCAAGCTTCCTCGATATCAAATTTCGTGATCATCTGGTCATAAAATGGCTTAACCGACTTCTTCCAGGTATCCAGGCTGATCGCATCAGTAATCTGGCAAACAGCTGCATGGGCCTCAGTCGAAGGGATACGCTCATAACCTCGACCACTGCAGCGCTTACAGGCAGCCAGCACTGGCACGCCCTGAGCCTCTGTCAGTTCCTGATTTACTGCCACGCCCCTCCCATGGCAATCACTACAGGCGCAGCTGACAACCCTCTTTCCTTTGCAGGTCGTGCATAGCACACGCGCCACTTCTTTCACCTGGCGCCGGTTCTGATGCTGCGAGGGAATAACCTTCAGTCCCCATTTCTTTGATTTTTGAATGATGTCCTTTGCGCACCCAGACATGCTGGTTTTCATAGTGAACACGTCAGCCTCGATAAACCCCTGCCCTGCGCAGCAATCGCACTGCTTCACGCTGGCGGCGCTGCGGGAATAGTCCTCAAACGCGAACGTGGCCAGCTGATGCATTACCAGCGGCTTAACTCCTTCGCTCAGCTTGCGCAGCGCTGCAACCTTATCGCATTTGGTCAGCGCGTATTCGGCCAGCAGCGCGATCGCCTTCTCCCTGTCATTATGGCTGATCCCCATCTTACCGAGGAAAGCGCTATACCCCATGGCGGCGCGTTCCTGCGTCATGCCCATGGCTGCCATTATGTCCGTGCCGGTCAGGGAATCTGATGCGGTGGCGCGCGGGGAGTCGCTGATCATCGTGGACTTTGCAAAGTGGTATTTCACGGTGTTTTCGAGGTTCATGCTGCTGCTCCTGCCATCAGGTAAATGCGGATAAAGTTACGAAGGATTCGATAGTCCACCAGCACCGTTCCCGGGTGGCGATAAATGCGGAGGCGCAGCCAGCGCATGCGAAGCGATTCGATCAGTTCTGGTTTAATGCTGGCTCCAGCTCGGTGATGGTTAACTCCAGTTTGCCGCCCTTGATGATCGGCATCCGCTTTACGCGGTAATCGTCCACCTGCTGGTCGTCCAGCCAGAACCCGGCTTTTGTCAGCGCGTCGAACGCAGCTTTTTGCAGGTTGTCCAGGTCCCGGCGGCGGCGATCCGGCATGTGGCACTCAATACGGATTTTCACCGGCGTAGCCAGGCCGATATCCAGCATCCCGTCTTTGATGATTTGGGCAACGCGGTCCCGGTAGGCCTGCCCTTCTGTGCTGATATGCGTACGCCCGCGGTTGTGCCGGTAGTAGCGGTTATTGCTGGGCGGCCACGGCAGGCTGATTCGATACTCGCTCATACTTTTACTTTCCCCTCTTTCAGCCAGATAACCTGCGTGCGGGCCATGCCTTCCAGCGCACACTCCTTTACATAATCCGCATCGACCAGGCGGGTGCGGCGGTCTATTTCGTCGTGGCAGCTGCTACAGGCGATAGTGGCGATCAGGTCAGGTGGTTTGATGCCAGTACCGCACAGGCCGGCCAGGCGAATATGCGCCAGAACGGACGTTTCAGGATTGCCATTGCACACGCCGGGGATCCGTACCTGACATTCGCGGCCACGGGCTTCTTTGCATAGATTTGCCATGATCACCCCCAGACCTTTTGGCGGAAGGTCCGCGGCGTGCGTTCTTGACGCCGGGCTTCCGGTAGCCGCACGCTGACGGTCCAGGTGACGTAATCGGGGTTCAGGCTGCGCTCGACCTTCACGCCGCGCGCACGGTATGTTGCCATTAGCTCTTCGGCCTGCGCCGTTGTGCATTCGGTATGTTGGAACCATGAGGATTTCATCGCCATCACCCCGCAAAGCTCATCAGCTGCGCGGCGGCGTTCTCAGCCTCGCGCTGGTCTTTGAATGCCCGTGACAGGATCCAGCGCCACAGGACATCGAGCGCGGCCCTGTAGAGTTGCTGAAACTCGGTCTCGTCCATATTGGCGAAGGCTATGCTGCGGGGATGCTTGCGAAGAGTGCCATCAGGCAACTGGATAGCGTCGTAATGCCCGGATTCGATGGTTACCCAAGCGCGATAAGCGTCGAAGGACTTACAGGCGCTGATGCTACCAGTGCGCTTGTCGGCGATGCGTTCAAGATACTGTTCTGCAGCATCCAGCAGCGTAGCCGGTCACCAGCTTACGTTCGTTGGATGAGATGGCCCCACCGGTTGGCTCCCAGTATTCGAAGCCGAGATTAAGCAGCGCGAAGAAGCGACGGTGAAACGCCGCGTTACGGACCTGTTTGAACTCGGCCACCAGCACGGCGCCAAGCTTGATTTTTGATTGCAGTAATTCGCTGGCCTCCGGCGCGGCGGGGATCAGGATTCCTGAGGATTGCTTGATGAGTTGTAACTGCGCCATGGTGTTCTCCGTGGCGCATCAGGTCAACGGGTGTTCAGTCCGTTGATATCATAATATCAGAGGGTAGATTGACGCGATAGCCGAGGTGGCGAAGAAAACGGGTTCCGGACGAAAGATTAAAAATCCCTTCATCCTCCAGCAGCGGGCGGCACGACACCATGCCATTCCTGGTGTAAACGAGACATCGGCTTTCAAACG